AATAGCGAACGGCGCAATCTAGGTACCACCAGTTGGCCTTGTCCGCGGCCTCGAACTTTTCGCGGGAGAGCGTGTAGAAGCGTTCGATGAACCGTTTGGTCTGGCCGCCTACGGTGCGGCTGACCGAGAGCCAGACCTCGTCGGTCCCGCCGATGCCGTAGATCGTGGCCACGCTCTCAAACGCCCCGTCTGTGGTATGCCTGTGCCACCCCACCACTTGCTGGTCGCGTTCATAGGTCATGCCGATCAGCTGGCCATCCCCGCGGACCGCCCAGTAGATGGCATCGGTCTGCTGCTGGTAAGACCGCTCGACAATCTCGCCGGCGGTGACGTGTTCGGCCAAGACGGTCAGATCCGGGGCCACCCACCCGTCCTTGTCCAAAACGTAGACCAGTTCTCGCACCTTGCGGCCTTGGCGTTGCACAAAGAGCAGCACGTCATTGATCGTCGCCGCGGGCAGGTATTTCGATCCGTAGGAGGATTGTTTTTCCGCGGTGACATTGGACGGCGTGATGCCCTCGTCGGTCGAGGCCCCGAGCGTCCACTCGTTGCCGCTGGTGCCGATGAGCAGCTTGTCCTGGCTCTCCATCCACATGAGGCGGTTGGCTTCCTTGGCCGAAAGTGTGAGGAAAAGCCCGCCATCGTTGTTGGTGGTCAATCGCAGGTTTTCAAAATCGTCCACCACGCTGGCCCAGATGGACAGTGGCCGGCGTTCGGTTCCTCCGTAGTAAATGCGCCCTTGGTGCAAGGTCACGGTCCGCGGGAATCCTTGGTGCGTGGACCAAGCCCCCTCGCTCCAAATCTTGGTCGCCGTAGTCTTCGAGAGCGGGTTGATCACGTTGACCGTGACTTGGGTCGGGCTGGTGTAGCCGGTCACCTTGACCACGCCGTAAACACGGCTGTCCGCGGCTTCAAGTCGCGCCACGCGGGTGCCGTAGTTGATCGGCGTCCAATACTTGGCATTGCTTGGAGTAAAATCAATGGGTTCCCAGTATTCGGAGTTGAGGGGCCGGTAGTCCATTTTTTGAACTTTGTTCATCTCGTACAAAGCGAGAATATCGGATTCTGGAAAATTGGCAGCGGTCGAGAGCATCTGAATGTTGTTGTTTTGACGATGCTGATCAAAAGTGCCATTGCCGCCTCCCAGAACAAGTTCGCGCCAATAACCTCCTATGCCTCCACCGCGAATGCGGTTGGCACTCAAAGTGAATGTTGCGGTTCCAAGGGGAACAGGAAAGTCATAAACATATTCCGTTCCGGGAGGGATTTGAAAAATGCTTTCATCCGGTGCGTAATAATATTGCACTGTTGTTCCGCCGTTGGCCGCGTTGCGGGGCATAGGATCTTGAAGCACAACGCTGTTGTGCGCTTTAACGCATCGGTAGGTTCGCGTGTTCCACGTCACAATATTGCCCACCGCGTAAGTTTGTCCTTTGTAATTCCAAGCTGAAGCCGTGTTCGTGTGCGCCAGAACGCATTTGTAGACGTTGTTTTCGTAGGTCACCACGGTGTCCAAAGCGTAGTTGGTGTTGGCGGCCCAAGCGTTGCCGGTTTCGTAATTGGTGACGTTGATGCGAAGCAGCACCTCGCGTTCGGTTTTGCCGCTGGCCGTGAGGTTGCGTTCGGCTGCCCCCTTGTAAGACCGGATGACTTGCCACGTGGAACCATTGTCCTCGCTTTGTTCGATGTTAAGCACCGCGGACCAGACGCCCGAGGTGGAAAATTCCCAATCGCCAAACACATTGAGGCTGGTGCTGGCCCCGTTGCCATCGATGTCTTTCTCGGTGAAAACCGCTTCCAAGGCATGGCCCAGTTGCCAATAGCTGCCCACGTGGTTCGCGTTGAAGATGGCCGCCGAGGCCGTCAGCGTGCGCCCGTTGCCGGTGGTATGCGAGCAGGCCAAGGTGGTCGCTTCGATGTTTTCGTCCAGCAACGCCGGCCAATCCCAAGCTATTTCGGACAAAGTCCAATTTGTGTCGCTGACGCGGGACAGCTTGTGCGGTGCGACATTGGGATGGACGAGGTACATGATGTCGTTGATTTGGACAAACTGCACGTCCCGGATCTGGTCCTCGGTGTAGGGGCTGGCGACCTCAACGGGGTTGCCGCCGGACTGCACTTGCACGCTGTTGGACCAAAAGCGCATGTATTGGTGGCCCATTTCGATGACAAAGCGCGTGGTGGTGGAAAAGTTGAATCCGATGAGCCGGCACCGGCGGTTGTCGAATTTCGGGTTTCCCAGGTATTCGGTACCGGGGCGGCGAATCACGCCCCCGTAGGGCAAGATGATGAAGTTCTCCAACGTGGAGCACCCGTTGCGGTATTTCTCCACGTCTGAACGCGCCCCCATGTAAGGGGACAATTCACCGGCGTTGAACGAATTGATCAGCGCGGAGACGGGCATTTTAGAATCCCCCGCTGGCGCGGCTCTTGACCAGGTCGCTGTCCACCCAGGCCACGCGCCGTTTGTTGCGCTGCTGGAAGACATCGGAAAGGCGGGCCTTGGGTCCGGTTACCTTGTCATATTCTTGGATCAGCGCGGTGGGCTGGTCGAAGCGTCCGGTCAGCGGAGCGCAGAGCTTGGCCGCCAGCTTGATCGAGAGGGCCTCGCTGAAGAGAGCGGGATAGAGCGTGGTGTCGGTCACCCGGGCAATGTAGCGCACCTCGGCCTTGTCGGAGTCGGTGAGCAGCTTGTTGCCCTCGATGGCCCAGGTGTCGAGCGTGCGGCCCAGTTCGTAGCCATTCAGCTGGAGCAGGCGGAGGTTGTCGCTGGGCAGCTGGTAGGCAAAGAGCCACTCAAATTCCGGCGCGGTGGCCAGCTGGGCCAGCACGGCGCGTTTGGTGGCGAAGTTCCACGGGTGGCTGGCCAAGACCTCGTCGCGGGTCGATTCGTAAAAGCGGTTGGCGAATTGCGCCTGCTTGGTCGCATCGGTCAAAGCCATGATTGGGCTGATGCCCAAACGTCCCAGGGCATCGTTGACAATGTCGGTTTCGGAGGCGGCCATAAGAAAAAAGGTGGCAGACTATTGTGACCGGTCTGCCAGCGGCTGTGAGCTACAGGTCCATCTCTTTAGGGAAGCGCGTTGATGGCGGTTTCCACCGTAGTGGTGGTTGCCCCGGCTTGGATTTTGGCCAAGTAGGTGTTCAACGCTGCCAGCTGTGCCGCGGAAAACGTCACGATAGTGGACGTGTTTCCGCCGAGCACATCGGCAATCGACTCCGTGCGACCACGATCAACACGTTGCTGTGTGATTTTGATCGTCATAACCGATTAGGCTTCCGAGCAGCTGATCTGGACCACTTTCTTTTCCTCCATGCGGGTGGCCCCGATGGAAGCGGTGGTGCGGATTTGCAGCGAGTGACTGCGGTCGGGGCGGATGTCCACGTGGACACGGCGTCCGGCATCGGTCATGCGGAGTCCGCTCTTGACGTAGGCAACCACTTCGCGGCGGCTGCTGGCCAAGGTGAAGAACGCCTTGTTGACCACGCGGAACTTGAAGCCCATGAAGGTGTCCAGCTGGCCGGCAACGAGGGCCTTCACCGTGTTGTAGTCGGCGGAGGTCACTTCGGTGGTGCGGAGCAGGTCCTGCATTTGGCGGGGGCTGACCGCGATGATTCGCGGGTCATCCTCGTCCACGTCCGCGTCATCCAAGATGAACTTGGCTTGGCGCAGTTTTGCGATGGTCAGACCGCTGGTGGCCGCGGAACCGCTCTCGACAAAGTCGTGGGCGATCTTCTGGCCGGCGGGCAAGACCGTGTTGGTGGTGCCGGTGGCACCGGTGGAGGCCGTGCCGACAGCGGCGGCGAGGATGATCTCGTCGCACTTGCGGGCGAAGGCCATGGCGTGGTTGGTCACCAGTTCGCTCTGCGGGAGCGAAACTTCGCCCAGCAGTTCGCTGTCCCACTCATCGAGGAGGTCAGCCTTCTCGTATTGGAGCGGGCGCAGCCAGCGTTGAGCCATCGCCGTGTCGGTGATGTTGGTGGTCTGGGCGCGGGCCGTGATCTGCGTCATGTTGACGCTGGCCATTTGATTGAACTTCTTCTCCTTGCCTTGGACGCGGTCAATGACCACGAACTCGCGGAGTTTGGAGAGTTTCTGTTGAACGAGGTGTTCCCAGTTAGCGGAAAACTCGGTCGTGAAAAACTCGGGGATTTGAGTGATAGCAGACATAGTTTGTTTCTCCTTTTTTTCGACTAACCCCGCGTTGGCGGTGTCGGTCGGGTTGTTGTGTTTCTGTCCCTCGGCCTACCGGAGGGTCCGCACAATGCGGGTCCCGGCCTGTTGGGTTGCCGTGGGCAGGCTCACAAGGAGGGGTCTGCTCGCGTACTCCCTTTCGACTAATCCCGCGCCATCATGCGGTCAAAAAGAATTTTGAAAAAACGCCGCGTTTTTCACGCGGACCTTGCCGTTGGTGGTGCTGCCGCGTTTTGTAGAACCATGAAAGGAGGAACCTATCATGCAGCGATCTACCGACAGCGGAATCATCATTCCGCCCGTGGGCGGAGGCATCGGCTATTTTGAGCGCAACGTGGCGAGCGGGTCCGCGGACCTGTTCACCGCATTGCGTTCGCT